TTGCCTCGTAATAGCTCATAAGACCCTTTGTCTTACATAGCTTTAGTATTTCTCTTTTAAATCTATTTTCTCCATCATTTTCTACAAGCAACTTAACCTCTTCGTTTGAGCCATAGTAACTCATCCAATCAGATTGAGCTTTTTTTACTCTTCGTCTAGTTTTACCTTTTAAAGGTTTAAGTTTTCGTGTGGACCATAGCGTTTTTTTGCCGATATATTTTTTACCATTTGTTAAATCGGTAATACAATATACAAATCCAGCCAAAGACTCAATACGAGAATCGGTCGGATTAAACTCTTCACCTTCAAACAACCACAATATAGTATTCCTTAATTATAAAATACTATTTATATCATCAGGAAAGGGAAATTTATTTTTCATATCATTGTAATTTAAACATAGTTTTTTATAATCAAATCCCATAGGCAATGTTCTAGAAACAGCGATATCTTTAAAACTATTGTATTCAATTACTTTATAATTAAAATTACCATTATTACATAGCCATTTAACCGATGATTTATACTTACTATATTTCTGTAGCCAATCTTCTAATATTCTGTCTGTTATTAAAAATTCCATTTCTATAGGCGCTGAATTATTTTTAGTATCACGAAATCTATGAGCGATTTTAAATTGTTGTAATGTTTGATAACTATAGCTAAGAAACACATCCCATGGATTTCTATTTAGAATATGTATTTCGTATTCATCAATATATTCTAATATATTATCAATAATGTCAGAAGGAAAATTGTAATGATTTTCATAAAAAATTTGTGGCATTATTTTCATAAAATAATGAATACCTTGAGTTTTTTTATACTTTAAATAGTCTAATTTATATTCTATATTATTTGATCCATTAATCTCATATCTTGGTAAAAAAAATTCTAATGCTCCTACAATTTCACCATCAAGAGTATTATGTACATTTTGAACAAATGTTAAATCATATTTACTTTTTGTATAATTACAATATAAATTTGAACCATGTCTATGCGAGCATAGTACCTGTATCACTAGTCTTCATCTTCCGCATCTAATAATTGAGCATTTATTTCATGTCCACAACATGGGCAATATTCAGGCTCTTTGTCTTCTGTTGATACTTGTGATTCTGCATCACAATAATCGCACTCGATATAATAGTGTAACATATAGGCTTCCTTACGCTTCGCAACTTGCACAGTTCATAATATCACGAACTAATTCTTGTGCAGGATTTGCTGATCTTTGATAGTAAAATGTTTTAACGCCTAACTTCCATCCTTCAATAATTAGCGCATTAACATCCTTTGCCGAAACATCTGGATGTATTAAAATATTTAATGACTGTGATTGATCGATATATTTTTGCCTTCCTCCGGCTTGTTGTACGATAGAAAGTGGAGTAATCTCACTAAAAGTTTTAAATACATCTTTTTCATTTTGAGTAAGGAAATCTAAATGTTGTACTGATCCTCCATGTTTAAGAATATCTACCCATACTTCTTCATTGTTTTTACCATGATCATGCAATACTGCTTTAAGATGCGGATTGCGGTACGTAAACTTTCCTTTAGCTAAATCTTTAGTAAAATAATTAGAAGCGAGCGGTTCAATAGATGGTGATACCTGACCTAGAATAAAAGATGAAGAAGTTGTTGGTGCAACTGCAGTTCTTGTTAAATTACGTTCACCAACACCAAGCATACCGGCAGGTTCACCATACTCAATGGCTAACTCTTTTGATGCTTCAAGAGACTTGTCATCAATAAATTTACTAATTTTAACAGAAAGCATGTGTGCTTCAAACGATTCAAATGCAATACTTTTAGATTGCAGATAAGAGTGCCACCCTAATTGACCAATACCTAATGCTCTCCAATGCGCTGCAAAATCGTGTGCTGATTTCATAAACGGAATATCAGCAGTCTTTTCAATATACTCTTCCATTACTGCATCAAGAAACCAAGTCATAGTTTCTACTGCGTCGGTCTCACACCATTCATCAAATGTAGCACAATTCATTGATGCTAAATTACAAACGAATGACCACTCCTCACTGGATGGCAAACATATTTCAGAGCAAAGATTTGATGCCCAAATAGAAATATCTTGGTCCTTTAATACTTGAGGCTTATTGTTATTTACGGTATCGCTAAAAAATAAATACGGATAACCAGATTCTCTTCTCTTACGAAGCACCCGTGCCCACACGGTGCGTTTTTCTGCATCACCGGCAATCATAGATTCCATCCACTCGTCTGAAATGCAAACACCAAGTGACAGATTAATAATTGAAGAACCTTCTTCACGACATTCTAGGAACTCCATAATGTCTGGTGACTCAATAGGAAGATATGCTGCACACGATCCTCTACGGACATTACCTTGAGCAACAACATCAACTGTGGTTTCAGCTAAATTCATAAAATGAACTGGACCATCTGCTGTTCCGCCTGATTTGATTTCTTCCCCGCGATGGCGCAAAGCTCCAAAATATGCAGAAGTGCCGGCACCCATTTTAGTTTGCATGCCAATCTCGGCAGTCTTCATAAGAATTGATTCCATATTGTCATTGACGAACACGCCATTGCATGAAATAGGAAGTCCTTTCTTTGTACCAAAATTAGACCAAACTGGTGATGAGAGGGAATAAAATCCTCTACTCATATAATCATAAAATTTATCAGCAAAGCCATCTTTATCAAGGATAGTCTCTGCAGTCTGAGCAATCATACGTACCCGCTCTTCTACTGTCATATTTCCATCGATATATCCACGACTTAAGAAAAGCCGTGAATCGTCGTTTGCCCATTCAAATCCCATTATATAATCCTTTAAAATAAATCATCAGCAGTAATACCTTGTCCCTTTGCATATTCAACAGGCCTCTTTTGAAAGAAGTCTGTCATATTAGCACCTAGCAACTCTTCATCAAACCAAAATGTTTGATCGATCTCATCTTGATTATATATAATCTCTGAACTATCAAATCCAATCTGATCTAAAGATTCTGCCATTCTTTTAGCAATAAAAGATTTAAGAATTGAAGCTGATAATCCATCAGTTTGGTATCCACCCATAATCCAATCAATGACTTTGCTTTCTGCTTTAAGAGCATCGATGCATTCTTCTCTTACACGGGCTTCTAATTCATCATCAAACAAATCAGGATACTCTTCACGCAAGGTATTAATCAATTTAATACCAACTTGAGCATGAAGCATTTCTTCGTTACGTGTATATTGTACTTGTTGAGCACAATCTTTCATCACAGCCTTATTGCGATTCATATGCATAATAATATAAAATTGACTAAACAGGCTTACATTTTCAACGAATAATGTAAACAACATAATTGAATAAATGTATTGCTTTTTATCATCTTTATAAACACGGTTATTATATTTACGCAAATAGTCTACACGGCCTTTGATTACTTTTTCATTTAAATTTTCTTCAAATACATGAGTCAAATGCAAGACGTCGAGGATTTTCTCATAAGCCATATTATGAATAACTTCTGAGTTAGCCATAGCATAACCCAAGTCTTTAATTGACGGATGAGGAAGATGGTTGCCCACGTCTGCCCAAAATGATTTGACAGCAATTTCGATTTGACCGATAGCTGACATAGTCTTAACAACAATCTCACGTTCTTCCGGACTTAGATCTGTTTTAAACTGCGAGTAATCAGAACGAAAGTTAAATTCATCCGGTGTCCAAAAACCTTTCCAAATAGCTTGAATAAAATCCTTTGTCCATGGATATAGGTCTGGTTTTCTTGAGATTTGTTCTTGAAATAACATATGATTTTCCTAAGCGTACTTTAGTTCCCTAGCAAATACATATTATTTGCCATGAATGTTTATATTGAGTGTGAGTTTTTTTAATTGGTACTATTATATATCAATATTAAAATTTTGTACAATAAAAAATGCGCATATCTTTTTAAAAAAATTAATATATTTAGTATATACATATGTACAAGTATACCATATCTTGATATAATAAGAGAGTATCTCTTAACAGAGGGAGGTAGTATATTATGCGTCAGAATAGTCTTTTGGCTGTATTGATGATATAGTATTTTTTCTATTACTGATTTCCTATTATCACCTGAAATTTTTGACAAGTCGTTTATTCTATTTTCTAATTCCTGAATCTTAGCGGCAATTTTTGGATTTACTTTTTTCCATGCTTCTGGATCTTGATCAAACCATGTCCATCCATATCTATCACGCAAATAGTCACATACTTGATCAAATTTTGAATATCCCCATAAACCTATTCTAGTATCTCTTATATAAGCTAAACAGGCCGCACCAAGAAGAGCTCCGGTAATGCTAGTGTAAATCCATAAGTAATCCATATATTATTCCCTTATTTATCTTTCTTATTATCTATATTCATTTAAACTAAATTTTGTTCCATTCATATGCATTTCACTACGTCCATTATTAGTATATACTAATGTCTCTGGATCATCAATTAAAAAATCACAATTTTTACAATATTCAGGATATTTACCTGTGCGATGTTGTTCTCTTAATTGTTCATATAATTTGCCTGCCATAATATCTTGTACAGTAGAATGGCTAATATGTCCCAATACAGCAGCACTATCATTTCCTAAAATCTGGCAACAAGGATGTACTGCTCCAGTTTTTCCATTATTCCCTCCGGCTCTTACTACAATATCTGGACTAAACGGTCGACCGCAAGTCTTTATTTCACCGGCCCTAGTATACTTCGGATTATACACGCCGCTCCAATTATGCATTTTCCATATTTCAGTGCCCACATCAGCACTATTTACTATTTTTAAATATTGTTCTACTTCATATTCTATATTTTGATTATTTAAAATTAAATGATAAGTTGCGACTTCTGTTTCCGATTTACTTTCAATAACATATCGTCTCATTTCGTTTAAGTTATTTATAACTTTATTAAAATTATTACTATTCATCCACTTTTTATATAAATCAGAATTATAGCCAATTATACTAAATCTAAAAAATGATAATCCAGCATCCACACAGTCCTTCATAAACTGGCTATGCATTTTAAACCCATTGCTAAAAATGTATGCTTTTGCATTATACTTCTTAACAATTTCAATATAATTTGGTAAATTAGAATTAAGAGTTGGTTCGCCACTACCATCTAAATTTACTACATTAAGACCTGATTCAGCGCATTGCGCAACAATATCCTCAAACATTGTTAATGGCATTTTTTTAAGCCATGCTTTACCCCTAGCCCCAGTAGTTCCATCAGGATTGGTTTGCGGACACATTTCACATGTATAATTACATCCGCCATTAATTTCTATAACTGCTCTATCAATTTTAAACATTATGAATCTTTACAAATATTAGTCTTCTACTATCACGGCTTTATCCATGGTTTTTTCACTTTCAATATAATAATTTTTATATGCTTGTATGATTGCTTGTTGTTGACCAACATACATCCGAATATCAGATATATTTAAACCCAATTTTCCATAATCATCTCCAGTTAATCCAAATAAAACTAGATCGTCGCCTGTCTTTTTTAGATCATCAAAAACTTCTTCATGATTATTTGGTGTTATTGCAACCCATGTTATATCACGTTGATCAATTTGATCTGCTTCTGGTAAAACAAGTTCAGGTCTTTCGACTGGTTTAGTTTTAATCTCTACTGTTTCGGGAAGTCTCTTCAAGCTGCTGCAACCGTTCAGGGTCAACAAGAGTATCAAACAACCAAGGGCATTCACGATTAAACGCTTTTCCATTTTCTGCTTCTCTTTCTTTTTCACTTAATGGAGCGCCAGACATTAATTCAAAACATCTTAATGCATTGGCAGTTCCCCTATTAATTAATCTTTCAACTACATCTGGCTTTTCAGCACCAAGCAACCCAAGATCTAAACTTTCTAATTTCTTTGCAAGTATTTTATTCCGGGTGCGTGTACGGGTCATTTGTTTATTAACGCTTTTTAATTCATTATTAACTGCTTGAATATCAGACTCAAGTGCGCCAATAGTATCTTTTTGAGTCTGTACAGCACCTTCAAGCTTAGCATTGTTTGCTGTTAATATTTCTATTTTTGCTTGCATATGATTCCACGTAGCATAGGCTCCATAACCTATAGAGCCTATTAAACCGATTACAAATATCATCATATAAATTTTAAGCATTAATCATTGCCGTATGCGTGTTTCTTAAATGTAGTTAACAATAGTTCTTTACCTCTATATTTTTTCTTTAAAGTATTAGCTTTTGAACTATTGAGTTTATATCTACGATCAGTTACTGTAACTTCTTTTACTCTACGCATCATTTTATGACCAAGCGGAATATTATCGTGGCCAGCAACTGGTCCGCCAGTACTGATTGAATTAGCTGGTGCATCTTCTTGAACTTCATCTTTTTTATTTCTTGATAACCGGTCGATGGCTTTTTTTGCTCTAGCGGCCTTATTCATATTGTCATGATAGTAATCTGATTTTGCTTGCCTAACTTCATCAGGCGTTTTCCCTTTTGTGTCTATTCCTGATTTATCAAAATTTGCAAGGTCTGATTTTTTATATAGTTTGTTGAGCTTTCTCTTCATCAAGGCTTTGCCAGGACCTCTAAATGGACCTTCTTCTATTGTAGAATTAATTTCTTTTTTATTTTTCCGGTCTTCGTCTTTATCTTTACGAATATTTTGTAAAGCTGTATTTAAAGATTTTAATTGTGCTTTTTTATTTTTCATACCTTCACCTTTGGTTTGATTATTCCTTGAGTTACCATATCTAATCCAATATCAGACTTTTTAGGCACTTTGATAGCTTGACACATTCCGGCCAAATTCTTGGGCGACGTATTAACCATAAAGATAATTGGATTTGCAGAAAGATATTTATGAGCGGCATTAATATAAGGAGTTTCAACTTCTTTTTTCCATCTAGCTGCAAGCTTTGGTATTCTTTTAATAGCCGCCATTTGTTTTTGATTTACACCAGATTTTTCTCTGCCTAAAGCTCCTTTGGGATCAGCCATATTCTTAAGTTCGAGAGCTGGACCGACTATTTTTGTCATATCCATAGTGGCACCTAATTTATAGTTAACCATATGTCCATCTTTAGTAAAATTGCCAGCTTTGATTTCATAATTTTTACCATCAACTACTAAATCAACTCCTGCAGAAGAGCCACCACCTAAGTGAGCATCATCTAAAATAAAGAATAACATGGCTTCACCAGGACCAACACCTTTAATGTCATACTTATGTAATTTTCCAAATGCAGTTGAGTCAATCTTTTTCAGTTCCTTTAAAACTGAATTAACTTTGCCTACAGTTGGTTGACCCTTTATAGTGTTATCCATATCAAACTTCGGAAAATATTTCATATGAAATAAATGTTGAATTTCTTTTTTATATTTTAAAGAAGTAAAATCAGAACCTTTTAAATTAAATGATGTTAATGTTTGAGCCTTTGCTAAAAATTCTGCGTCTAAATCTGAAACTGCCGCTGCTGCCATTTCTTTGATATATTTTTTCAGGCGCATCATGACATTATTTCCCCTATAGTGATATATACTTTTTGTCTAGTATTTACATGTGTAGCTTCATATACATTTAATCCAAACATTTCACCTACAGGATAACAGTCGTTTCCAACTCGAATCCAATCTCTTGGTCTTACAACCTCTTCAAATGTGCTATTTACTATTTTATTATTTTTAACTCTATATGATCCTGGAGCCAATGCACCACTTTCTAATAAAAACCAACCACTTTGTTCAGATAAAAAATCAAGTGGATCAAGTCCGCATTTTTCTGTAATTTGTTTTATTGACTTGTCAGATAGTTCTAAGTTTTCTTTAATAAGATATAAAGCTGCACCATAACGAGCAACAACAGATTGACCTCCAGGCGCTTTGGCCATTAAACGTTTAATATTAAATACTAAACGAATAAATGGTGTATATGCATCTCTTTGCTCTGGATAATCCAAATCGCCAGGTGTCTTAGTACGTTTACCATCTTTATCAATAAGACCTAATTCAAAGGCCTTTGTTTTTTCAAATGGTGTTACTAATAGAGCTAAGAATCTAAAAGTATATA